GCTTTCCGAGATCCTCTCTTCGAGCACTGCCCAGCAACTGCCAATTCTATAAAGCTCGTTCGGGATCAGCGCGGAATCGGCATTGTTCTGTACGCTTGCAACCGACGCTGCCACGCCGCCCATCTTCTCGTCAGACTCGGCATCATCATTCACGACACGAGAGTTGTTGGTATTGAAGCGGATCGTGGTACCCGCATCGGTCGTGCCGGAGAGCACGTAGCGCAACGAGTCACCAATGGCAACAGTTTGTGTGACGATCTGATAGTTGCCGTTTGCCGGCGTGGTCCAAGTCGAAGAGCCGGACGCTCTGTGCTGCCTGATCCCGCCGCGCATTGACCAGTAGTATTTGCCTTTCCAGGTTTCGACAAGGGCAGCGGCATCGTCGTCAGTTCGCACCTTGTCGCTACTGCTGATTCGAGCTACAATTGTAGGTTGAATTGTGATAGCGGCACGGTGCATCATCGCATTAGGACACCAGCCGTAAAGGCCAAACGCTTTACTTGTTGACGGCGTTTCTGCCATGCAGAATGCTGTCTTGTACTGATTGCCGCCAATGTTGACAGCGAAGACATCTGCGGCACCGTAGTTCTGGAAATTGCCCGTGTCCCTGGCTGCCTCCCTGCCGGCGATGAAGTCGCTGCTCGTGATCCGCCCGCCATCACGAGAGTAGTAAATCGAGTACCTTGCTCCCCTGGCGAGCGCGGTTCCGGTGTAGGAGTAAGCGCCGAGAGTGTTATTCCCGAACGCCCAGCCCCTGGGATCCCAGGCGTCTGCTGCCATGTTCGCGGCGCCGGCAAGGAAGATGCCACGGAACATCACCGAGCCGTTGTAGGCCAGCATCTGCGACCACAGTAACGGCATTGCCACGCGCACGCCGCCGAGGTTGTTTTCGCGTTTGGCGATCACAACGGGCACGAATTGTCCAACCCTCGCCGGCTCCTGTATCGAGTCGAATCCGAAGCGCGGCGAGGAACGCTGATTGCTCGTGCGCCCCTCGCTGCTGCTACGCCTTACGACAAGCCTTGATTGCTGCTGTGCTGGGAAGAGCAGCGAAGACAGCAGCGTGATACCGACCGAGATCGCCAGGTTGACGAGGATCGGCACGAGCGGCCCGCAGACCGGGCCTTCTGCAGGTTTCTGGATCGAATGCGCGAGCGTGATCGCCTTCCACTCCTGGTACTCCTCTTGCGATACGCCGAGGATTTCGGCAAGGCGCTTTTCGTAAGGGAGGAGAGGGATCATCTCAGGCGAAACAATTTAAGGCCGCCGCAGGCCGAGACAGGGCCAGCGATCAGGCGTCCATGATGGCGCACTGTGATGATGGTCTTCTCGTTGGGGAGTGCCCCGGTGCCGAAGCTCCCGTCCCTGTGATCGAAGCGCACGAGGGCGCCGGCTTCGGGCTGCTCGATCCGATCGGTGGACTCCTCCCAGTCGAGCCGGAGCTTGCCCCAGTCGCCCTGGCGAGCCATCTGGTACCAGTGGTTCATCCATCCCTCGGGCCAGTGCATGTCCAGCTCTTCCCGGATCGCCTGGGTGGTCCTGAAGCAGCAGGCGCCCACGCCGTCCCTCGGGTCCGCGCCCAAGGCCCATGGGAGGCCCACCCACTTGCGCCAAAAAGTCAAAACGTGATTCCTCCGCTTGATGGTAACGGCCCGACCTGGGCAGCGGTAAGTCTACGCGTTGGCGCGGTCCCTGCAACAAAATTGAGCGGGTTGGCGAGGCGAAGTGTTACGGGGGCGAACTTGTCCTCCTCGCCGGGTACCTCGTCAGCGTACCCAAATGAGTCGCAAACGCAGATTGTGGAACTGAGCGTGCTAAGCTCGGTCCATGTCGGGTAGCCTGTCTCATTTGCCGGCGGGGTGCCAGAAAGTAGGACGGTGAGAATCCTGATGAAGTATCGCCCTTCCGACGCCTGCCAGAGCGTTGCAGCGGAGATAGCATTCGCTGGGGCGATCAGCTCGAACTCTCCGCTGTCACTGCCGCCGGTCGAGACATCACCAGCGATGCTGAAAGGGGCAAACTGATAATTGACGCCACCGTAGTTTCTGGTTTCCGCCGGGAAGTAGGACTGGAAGAGCTGACGCGGGCTGAGCGCTGTGGCAGTTGCGCTGAGGAACTCGATGTAGTGAGCGATGGTAAGCATTAGACTGAAGGGATTCCGGCGTAGTCGCGCACATCCTTGCTGTTGCGTATCCCAGCATACGCCGAGTTTCTCGCCCTTTGCACCAGGGCGGCATTGCTCTTGCGGAATTGCTCTTCTGTGACGTAGCGCTCTCCGCGCTGCTCGGTGACAGTGTAACGCAGATCGATCACGCTGTTACTCGATCGCTTCATGCCGCGCAGCCCAGCGGCCTTTTCAATCTTGTTGCGTGGTACGACACTGCCAACCATGCCAGGGAAGAAAAACTCAGGGCCTTTCTCGCCGATGACGTACCCCTCTCCGGGCTTTGTAGTGCCGCCATTGGCGAAGAAGCCACCGAAGGCGAAGCTCGGGGAGAAGCCTGGGATCAGGGACGGCGCAGCGGCACCCAGGAGCGACGAGACGAAGCCCCCGCCGCCTCCGCCGCCACCGCCCACGACACCCGAGAGGACGCCCGCCAGTTGGCGCTGGAGCAGGCTGGTGAGCTGTTGCTGCGCGGCGTCGGCGAAGCTCCCGGCGATGTTCTTGAGCATTTCGCGGCCCACATCCTCGATCTTCTTCGTGCCGCTCACAATATCGACCAGCCCATTGGTAAGAGAGCCAGAGATCGCGCTTGATACATCGACGATGTTCTTTTCGAGATTCTCCCACACGAGCTTTTGACTTTCGAGCAGGTTTGTTCTGTTGGCGAGATCAGTTGCTTTCGCGGCGTCGCCATCAAAGTCGCGCAGTCCTTGCTCAAATGCCCGCGCCCCCCCGCCGACAAAGCCAGCACGAATGCCGGCGCCAACAAGGCCCGTCTCACGCTGTAACTGATTGATCTGCCTTCCGAACTCAACCTGCTTGCGAAGCTCCTCATTTTGCGCCACTAATATCAGGCGCTGTTTCTCCTCGGCCGTAGCAATAGCGACAGAGAGGTCGGCGCGCTCATTTATAATTCTCACGGCATCCTCAAGATCCTTGCCGCCGTACTGGGCTCCGGCCTGAGCAAGTGCGTTGGCACGATCTTTGTTGAGCTGCGCAATTCGCGCTTCTCCCTCGGCCCGCGCATCGGCAAGCGCCGCAGCCTCTTCGCTCAGGGTGACATCCTGCTTTCTTAGTTCGATCTGTCGCCGCAGCACATCGCTCTGTAACTCCAGCTGTGGCAGCTGATTGCCCTGCAGTACCTGCTCAACTTGCGCAAGCTCGATACCTTTCTCCCTGAGCTTGACGCCATCCTCGAAGATGCGCTGAGCTTCCTTCTCTCCGCCGATCTGGCTTGCCCTGGCTGCCATGTTGGCCGCGTTGACCGGCGCAGCGGAGGGCGTGGGGCCGATTGGGACGTTTCGGAATACTGGCGCGGGGACGTTGCTGATCTGTGCGGCGGCGCTGGCCTGCAGGTTTGCCGGTGCGGCCTTGCCCAGGATTCGCTCAAGGTGCAGCAGCTTCATCGGCCCCATCGGGGTCTCGATGATCCCGACGACCCCACCGCCGCCGCTCTGGGCCTCGGTCATGGAGCCAGTCAACCGAGCGCCACCGGCGAGGGTGATCGGCAGGCCGGCCGGGGTGCCGAAGTCAATGCCGCGATGGAAGGTCGAAGCTCCAGGAACAGGGGCGCTCCGGGGGCCGTAGCCGCTGGTAACGCCAAAGCTCGAAGGCAGCTTGCCGGCAACTCGAATGAACTTATCGGCCTCGGCTGATGTGATCGGCCTGCCATCTGCCCAGCGCACGTCAAGGTGCGCTCCGCTGCCGATTCCTGTAGCACCAGTGAGCGCTACGGCGCTACCCGCCATGGCGGAGGGATTGAAGCCAAGCGCCCGAGCATTTGCGAGTACCTTGCCAGGGTACTCGCGAGATTCTGCGCTATTGCCACCAGGAGTACGCTGCTGCGCACCCGGCCCTTGGTTGTAGGCCCTTAAGCCCCCCTCCAGGCCAAAGCGGTCAAGCATCTGGCGTAGATACTTCGCGCCACCTTGCAGGTTCTCCTGGATGTTCAGGGGATCCACGCCAAGCTCTCGGGCCGTTCCTGGCATGAGCTGTGCCAGCCCGACTGCACCAGACCTGCTCCTGGCGTTGGGATTGAAGCCGGACTCCTGCTGTACGAGGCCAGCGAGAAGACGTGGATCGACATTTGCCCGCTTGGCCGCTTGGTCAATTTCGGAAAGATACGGAATGCGCTTGAGCGGAGAAACGCCGACATAGCCCGCCCCCGCCGGTGCCCCACCACCCGCACCCATGTCAGGCAGTGTCATCGCCTGCCGCATGTAGTCGGCGGCCTTGATGGAGCGATCGTAAACATAGTCCGCAACCTGCTTTCTATAATCTTCTACTGACCTGACGTAGGCGAGCTTGCGGCGCTCGATGTCTTCGATCTCGCGTGCATTCGTGCGCTTATAGTCTTCCGCATCCCGCCCGAGCTTCACCAGCGTCAACTCAAGCCGTCTGCGCGATTGCTCAATATCTGCTTCACCTTCTCTTCTTGTCCGCATCACCTCGCGGACATTGCTGAGCAGTTGCTGCTCGAAGCCGACCGCCGAGGCAAATGCACCACGCGCACCGAGATCACTGCGCTCGATACGATTCTGTGCGGCGCCGCGAGCGTTCTCGATCTGCTTCTCAAGCGCCTGTTGCCTGAGGTCGAAGATTTCGCGCTCCTTCTTGTAGGAGTAGTCTGCAATCTCTCGGTTGAGATCCGCGCCATCGCGTTGCAAGTCATGCGCCTGCCGTTGCAGGTTAAATGCTTCACGATACGCGGACTTAATATCATCCGCCGCCTTGCGCGACTCGTCAATTCGAGCGCCTGCGTCCCTGAAAGCATCCTCGGCGGATAGCGCGGGCCGACCGGAGGAGGAGGCAATGGCAGCCTTTGCTTTCTTGCCTGATGGAGTTAGCGAAAACAGGCCGCCGACAGCATCAAGAATTGGTGCGCTATTTGGCTTGCCATTGCCACCCGCACCCCGAACGCTATTGATTAGGCTGACAACATCATTGAGTACAACTGTGAAGCCGATGATCCCAGGAATCACAAGCCGCTGCAAGTCGCCAGCAAGGATGGACCAGGACTCCTGAAGTTTCTTTTGTTCGGTATTTAGTGCGCCAAGCTCTTTTGCCGCCCCAGGACCGAGACGCTTTTCAACCTCGCGCAGAACAAGCGTTTGCGCATCGTATGCACGGCCAACGGATTGCAGTTGCTGGACCTGGAACTTGATACTATCGCTGACGTTGAACCCGTTCTTTTCGAGTGCCTGGATGGCATCGTTGGGCGCCTTGAGCGAGGTGGCAAGTTCCTTGAGGTTGTTCGATGTGGTATCAACGGCTTGGCCGATCGCGGTGCCGACCAGCGACAAGCCAAAGCCGAACGAATCACCAATCGCGCCGCCAAGCGCACCACCCGCCAAGCCGCCTGCGGAGGCTCCCACGCCCTGGCCGAACAGAAGCGGGAAAGCGCCACCGATGATCGCATTGCCGATCGTGTCGCGGCGACTTCCCTGGAAGAAGCCGGGATTGGCACGCCTTTGCGCTTCCAGGAACGCTGGGGAGCCAGGCGTAAAGGCCGAGCCGCGAATCGGAGACCTCGGCGCATTGCGAAGGTCGCTAGCGGCACGGTTCAACTCGCGCTCATATCGCCCAATGGCGACATTCATGCGACGCTGAGCCTCTCGGGCGCCCGCAATATCGCCCGTGTTCCCCGTGGCGATCACGTTGGTTGCACGCGACCGAAGACCCCTTATCCTCGACGGATCAGCACCAGCCATCTGAGACAGCTCGGTGATGCGCTCCTGACCGCGCCTGCCAGCCTCGAATGCAGTCGAGCGCCCTGCACCGCTGCGATTTAATTCATTCTGCTGCCTTACAAGCCCCGACATTTCGGTCGAGAGGCGTTGCATTAACTCCAGGTTCTCCCTTCCGCCGGCGGTAGCAATGTCCCAGGCGGCTCGAACGTTGCGGGCTTGCTGCTGAAGTTCCGGGGACAGCCCTGCGCCAGCGCCTCCACGGGTAAACTCTTGCTGCCTGCCCTGAAACAGGTTTGCAAGATAGTTGCCGCGACTTCCCTGGCCAATTTGTCTTGATATCTGCCTAAAAGATCTCTCGGCTATGGAGAAGGGTTCCTCCAGTGCGCCCAGTTGATTCGCAGCCCTTTGGAGCCTGGCCGAATAAAGCCTCTTCGCCCTTTCAAGTTCAGCAGTGTTTTTGTCCTCGATTTTCGAGTTTAACTCTGCACGCCTCAGTCTTTGCGTGGCTGCACGTCTATCAGCGGGGCTGGCGCCAGGGAGTATCTGGCCCCTGGCGTTTCTGCCCTGATCGGTGGTGACTACATTGTTAAGAGACGCGCCCAGCTCCCGAGTGGCGCCTGTTATCCTGGCGCGATTCCGTTGCTGTTTTTTTTCAATACTGTCGAGACTCGCTTCGAGCCTGCCGGCAGCGTTGGCGGCCTTGTTGATGAGCTGGTCGAGGCCTTTGAGCTGGTTGAGGCCTTGGATGCCAACCCGTATAAGACCTTCGTAGTCGGGCACGCCCCTCCCTGATGCCGGCGCCCCAGCTTAGCGCCTCCTGGGTCGGCGGGCAGCCTGGGTGGGGGCGGCATCAGCAGAGGGCGCCTCGTCCGCGAGCACTTCGAGGTAGGCAGCGTGCAGGATCAGATCATCCGGCGTAGCGCTGTTGCGGAGCTGCGTAAGAGTCATGTGCAGCTCCTTGCATAACGCTAGCTGTAACCTCAGCCTGTAGTCACGCTTGATCGCCTCCTTTATCGCTTTTGGCATCCGCGTCAGCCAGCACACCCCCGTTATTCAAGAGGGCGGTCATCAGCTTAATCATGTCATCCTGGGCGTACTCATTGCGCATCTTCTGTACGTCCGCAGTCTTGAACATAAGCGTCCCGTCTTCGTGCTGTGCCTTAGCAATCAGCACTTTGTAACCGTAGGCGTTACTGCGCTTGTCGCCTTCCACGGCTTCACGGATGGCGTCATCTTCCGCCTGCGTGAGAGGATCAAAGTACAGCACAAACGGGTCGCCCGTGCTGAGCGTGATTTCGGCTTTGCGACGCTGCTTCGTCTTGAGCAGAAGGGCGCTTACGTCTTGGCGTGCCATGGATGGGGTCGAGCAACGGGAGCACAGTAGCACCGATCAGCGCATAAAAAAGCGGGGCCGAAGCCCCGCCGTGCTTGTGAGTGGCGTTCAGGGAGTCAGGCCGAAAACGTGGGCCGGCTGACCGCTTACCGAGAAGTTGATCGAGACTTCGGTAGCAGTGTCCTCGGGGGTGAAGCCGCTGGAGAAGCCAAGCAGCGAGATCGGGAACTCGCAATACTGGCTCTTGGCCTTGTCGATCGCCCCCGTGCCGCCGCTTGCCGCAATGGCCTGGAAGTAAGCCGACAGCCTGGCGCCAGACTGATCCCGGAACAGGCTCCCTTGCACGATGCGGTGCGTGAAGGAATCGTTGTTCGAGTTGAGCCTGACGGTGATCGTACCACTCCCGCTGGCGAAACCAGACTGGGAAGTGCGGAACGGCGCTAGCTTGCCTGCGCCCGAGCTTGGCGTGCAGGGGATGGAGGTGGTATCGATCTCGCCCCGAGTCACCTCCAGCGTCACGCCGGCCAGCTCGCAAACAGCCATGTCGGCCGAGTACGACATTTCGATGTGGTTGACGGTCCCAGGGGTGTCCGCATTGCTTACGCCGCCGTCGCCGGTCAATGCAATACCAGCGCCACCCTTCGTTGCCGAGAGGCTAACAGTTCCAGGAGCCGGACGAGCCTTGATATAGTAAACAGTGGCGGCGGTGAGGGCGGAGTCGAGTTTGGCGGTTCCCTTCGCCGTGAAGACGACAGGATCATCTACACGAAAGTCACTGGTCTCAGGGACAAGGAGGAGAGAGGCGGTCGCGGGTGCGGTCGGCGCGGGGAAGTCGGTGTGATCGAGCAGGCAGGCGGTCGTGCCAGGAGGAACCATAGTCACCATGCCATCCTGGCCGGTGAGGACGGTCGTTTGGCCGCAGGAGGTGACGGGCATCGAGAGACCGGCCCGTGGCCGGCGGTAGAGCTTCGCGGGTCAGTCTAGGGCACCGGCGCAGGCTGCGACAAGGGCCTGTAACTGGCGCTGACGGGGCACGAGAGGCGAGTGTAGTGATGTGGCCGATCCTGCAGTTGCGACTGGCTAGGGCCGGTGATGCGGCCGATCCGGGGCACGATCTCCTGCGTGGCCTCGGGGCGCACGCCGTTGAGCGCCTCAAGAGCATCTTTGATCGGGGTCGCAATCTGAAGGCCGCGCCCTGGGCCGATATTTTTGCGGGTGAAAATCTCGCAGATCAATGAAGCGCGAATGTGCCGCTGTGGCATGCCGCCAATGACAAGCTCGTTGATTAAGCCGAAGTTGAACTTGACGACGCAATACTCCGCTATCTCGTCGAAGTTGACGGCAGATTGATTCTCGACAAAGACCTGAACGGGGGCAGCGTTGTCGATGACAATGCGCTCGTAAGTGCCGCGAATCAGTTGCAGGTAGTTAGCTGTCATTTGATGGCAGGGCGGATGAACCCAGATTTAGCACCCTGCTTAAATGCCTGGTCAAACCTGCCGCCTTCCATGTATTGTGTGTACCATTCGTATTCAGCAGTTGAGATTGCTGGTTTCCCGCCGGCCTCGACTATCTCATCGAGCGACATATCTTGCACCTGACCGCGAAGTGCTCCAGTCCTTTTACCCATGGAGACCGGGGCCTTGTTGGGATCCTCTTCTTGCCTGATGAACTTACCGGGAATCAGGTCCATCGCTTCTTGTGCATAAGGCGACGTGTTGCCGATCACGATTGCAGGGGTACCTCTTTTGAGCTGCTCGTCAGTAAAGCGCGGCACGCCAACACTTGCAAATACCTTGTTGCCGCGTCCCTCGACCTGCGAGTACCATTTCGACCTAAACTCGCCGCTGTAGTTAGGGCCTTCCTCTTGCAGGTCGGAGATAATCTGGCGCGTGGCAGAGCGCAATGCTTCCCCAGTGGCGCGGCGAACATCCGCCGACATACTGCGCAACGGGTTTGCGAATCCCCTTGCAGGTTGCGATCGTCTTCGTGGTGCGTTAAATCCTCGGCCCGCCATTATTCCGCCCTCGCTATGATCTTGCTAGCATACACCGAACCGACCTGCGAGCCACTGCTGTACGTCGGGTCTGTGCTTGTGATTTTCCAGCGCTTGCCGAGATAGCTCAGGCGATCGTTCGTGTTGATGGGCCACGGAACAGTGGCATGATCGATCCATGCAGTCAGCTCGTGATCCTGCATCACGCCATCGCGCTCCTCCTGCACGGTCTTCACCACTGCGCCGGCCGCCGCGATCGGCGTTTCCGTCAACGTGATCGCGCCAGTCGTCTCATCGTAAGCGCCAGGCGATATTTTGATGTAGGTCAGATCAGTAGATCGCCAGCCGTCAATAATCTCCTTAGCGAGTGGGCCGGCCCAAGCATCCTGTGGAGCGCTCATCCTCGGAACAATGGCACCATGGACTCGTTGTTTCTGCTCACCCAGCAGCCGATCAGATCAAGCAGCCAGGGATACAAGCGTAGCACTGTCGGCGAATACCTGCCAACACGGGCATCGTTTGGCAGTACCTGTGGGGAGCGGGTTTCCTTTGGTGAGAAAAACTCCTGCTCCAGATCGCCGAGCTTCTGACGCTTGACGACAGGCGTGGGCAGTTGGCTTGCCGCACCGAAAACGGCTGTGCTGTTGTTGAACAGCACGAGGGCCAGCTCGGAGGCGGCAGCGGTGTAGCCGGCGATCAGGTCGCGCCCGCAGCACGTCGCCTCGTCCGTGCACCAGCGAAGGGTCCGCAGGGCTGCCTGCGCCTCGTTCAGTGCCTGGCCCTTCTGTGCTGTGGTGAGCGCCGCCCAGTCGGTGGCCTTGAGGGTGGTCGCCATGTAGGTGTCCGCCTCCGCAACGGCGATCAGCGCAGGGGGCGTGCAGTTGCACTTGCTCTCGCCGAGGATCGCCTGGTAGGGGTAGGGATCGGCCAGGCGATGCCACGGCCACCAGATGGGGCTGCTCACGGCGCTCAGATCCCGATGACGCGCCAGGCGGTCCCGTTGTACCAGACGAGGGCCTTTGCGGTTCCACCGCCCGTGGGCGCGGCGCCGGCGGCAGGGGTCGTGGCATCGGTGACCACCCGGAGGGCGTACACGGCGCCCATGTCGGTCAACTGGGCCGGCGTGGGCAGGGTGGCGACGGTGAGGCCGCTCTTGAAATTGAGGTTCTGGAAGGAGGCCATCTGGCGCGAGGCTCGGGCCTCCATCTTACCCTGGCCACGCCATGAAAAAGGGGGCCTGAGCCCCCTTGATCGCTTCTCCCCAGAAGCCTATCAGATCGTTCCCCCGAAGGGGCTGTTTACGATCAGTCGCACTGCCGGAATCAAGCGAGATTCGGTGTACGCAAGCCTCCAGTTTGAACCGGTAGCAAGCTGGGCGTTCGTCGGGTTGTCGTCCACGGAGTTCCAGGAAGTGCCGGGAATGTGCTGAACCTGGTGGTAGTCCACAATCACGCCGTCTTGCTTGGACGGAGCGTTACGAGTCGGTTCAACCTCCATGGGCGTTTGATCCCCCTCGCGCATCAGGCCAGCGCCGGCGATGTAGCAGACGAACTGCCGCTGTTGGCCGGCGGTGCCGATGATGGGAAGCTGGTCGTCAACGATCACATTGAGGTTGTAAGCGTTGCCGATCAGCAGTCGGGTGTTCACGCCACGCCGGTCAGCGTCGTAGGTGAGGAATCCGAGTTGCTCCAGGTAGGCGCCACAGGCGGAGGGGACGAAGAGGGTGGTCAGATCCGATTGCCGTTCGCCCAGCAGGTAGCGAGCCTCGATCACGTTCTCGACCGTCAGCCAGTTGGCAATGGTCGAGCCGGTGGTGAGGGACTTGTTGAGGTTGTGCTTGGCGTTCAGGGGGCCGCCAGTGCCAAGCAGGCCCTCCATGTGAGCGATGAACTTCGCGGTGCGGAGCTTATCGATCGCGGGGGACATCTGCGCAGCAAGCACCTTCATCGGGTCTTCGCCGATCGCCAGCTTCGTCAGCTTGTCGATCGCGTATGCGAAGCCTCGGTGGGTGATCGTCGCGTACTGCGTGCCGGCAGTGATCTTCTGGAAGGTGAAGTGACCCTCGCCGGACATGCCCCAGTCACTGCTGGAGGTCATTCGCTCTTCCACCGGGCCGAGCGGCTTGAAGAAGGGGGCCTCGATTCGGGTGCCGGTCGTGGAAGAAAGCAGGCTCTCTTCTCGGGCGACGATGCCCGACTTAATCATTCGAGATTGCAGGAAGATTTCTTCTTGCAGGTA